CGAAGTGAATATGTACATTTCATAATGCATGGGGAGGATTAAACTATGTGGAAAGAAGGAACAATCGGCATACCGAAGAAAGACGGCAGCATAAAAATCGTACATTACTGGATTAAGGTTTACGAAGAAGGTAGCCAGTTTGGAATCAACGGCGGTAGGATATCAAAACTTAGTCTTAAGATGGATGGTGAATGTATAGCAAATTATGACAGAGGTTGGGACATAGAACCGACTTGTGAAGAAGCAGAGATGGCACTTTGCATCCTTTTATACAGTAATAACTAGAAAGAATAACAATGAAATACTAAATAGAACGGCTCCATAGGGGCTGTTCCTCGTTACAGAAAAGACCAGAGATGGTCTTATTTTTATGCCATTTGGGAGGTGGACACTTGAGAAAACTGAAGAAATATAAGCCGACAAAGTTCAAAGCCAAGGATTCTGTCTACGATAAAGAAATGGCTGACTATGCAGTTTCCTTTATTGAATGCCTGTGCCACACCAAAGGTACATGGGCAGGGAAACCATTTGAATTGATTGATTGGCAGGAACAGATTATAAGGGATATCTTCGGAACGATAAAACCGAACGGATATCGTCAGTTCAATACTGCATATATCGAAATTCCAAAGAAACAGGGTAAGTCGGAACTTGCGGCTGCTGTTGCACTACTGCTTACTTGTGGGGATGGAGAAGAACGTGCAGAAGTATATGGATGTGCAGCTGACCGCCAACAGGCATCAATCGTATTTGAGGTTGCCGCTGATATGGTGCGTATGTGTCCTGCACTGAATAAAAGAGTAAAGATATTAGCATCGCAGAAAAGAATCGTGTACTTGCCGACAAATAGTTTCTACCAGGTATTATCGGCAGAGGCTTACAGTAAGCACGGCTTCAATATTCACGGAGTAGTGTTTGATGAACTTCATACACAGCCAAACAGAAAGCTGTTTGATGTTATGACAAAGGGAAGTGGTGATGCTAGAACGCAGCCACTGTATTTCCTTATTACAACAGCAGGTACGGATACCAATTCCATCTGCTACGAAACACATCAGAAGGCAAAGGATATCATTGAAGGAAGAAAAATCGACCCTACATTTTATCCTGTTATCTATGGTGCAGAAGAAAGTGATGACTGGACAGACCCGAAGGTATGGAAGAAAGCAAATCCCTCACTTGGAATCACTGTAGCAATGGAGAAAGTAAAGACAGCTTGTGAATCGGCAAAACAGAATCCGGGAGAAGAGAACAGTTTCCGTCAGCTAAGGCTTAACCAATGGGTAAAGCAAGCGGTCAGATGGATGCCGATGGAGAAATGGGATGCTTGTTCCTTTAGGGTATCGGAAGATGATCTGGAAGGACGAGTTTGTTATGGTGGTCTTGACCTTTCAAGTACAACGGATATTACAGCCTTTGTGCTTGTGTTCCCACCGCTTGATGAAGAGGATAAGTTCGTGGTACTACCCTACTTTTGGATACCGGAAGAAACTTTAGAACTGCGAGTTAGAAGGGATCATGTCCCATATGATGTATGGGAGAGACAAGGTTATTTGCAGACCACAGAGGGAAACGTTGTGCATTACGGATATATTGAAAAGTTCATCGAAAAGCTTGGTGAGAGATTCAATATCCGTGAAATTGCATTTGACCGTTGGGGTGCTGTACAGATGGTTCAGAACCTGGAAGGTATGGGATTTACAGTAGTACCTTTCGGACAAGGGTTCAAGGATATGTCTCCACCGACTAAGGAACTGATGAAACTTACCCTGGAGCAGAAACTTGCACATGGCGGTCATCCGGTTCTTCGTTGGATGATGGATAACATCTTTATTCGAACTGATCCTGCAGGAAATATTAAAGCTGACAAAGAAAAATCAACTGAAAAGATTGACGGTGCCATTGCAACGATTATGGGGCTTGATAGAGCCATTCGTTGTGGTGTCGACACAAGTGCTTCTGTTTATGATGACAGAGGCTTATTTATTATCTGATGGTGTTTGTGCAACCATGTATGATTTTGCAAAATCATACGCCGGCTGCAACTTTATTTGATATAATTGTGTTATCAAATAAAGAGGAGGTTAGCATATGTTGGATAATCAATTTAGAGAATTTCTGGAACAAGCAGGTAAATTTACGCAAAATGCAATTAACTCTCGTGTCGCTAAAGCAAATGCAGCAGAGAGGATTTTAGGATGTAGCTTGGATTCAGTAGTTTCTGATGACGATAAAATGTATGATTCTCTTGTGGAACTACAGAAACATGAAGATCCAAAACACAATCCAATGCAAAATGCTGTGAGAAAATATTACATCTTTAAGAACGGAAAGGAATTCCCACAGCTGCGATATTATAAAAGATAAATCATAATTAGAGCATGAAGCATCTATCGAAAGGTAGGTGCTTTTCTTATGCCCATTTTTAGGAAGGAGTGATACCTATGGGTATTTTATCAGGAATATTTAAGGCTAGAGATAAGCCTAGTAATGCAACAAGCGGAAGTGCATACAGATTTCTTATGGGTGGTTCGACATCCGGTAAGCCAGTTAATGAACGCTCTGCCATGCAGATGACTGCTGTGTACTCATGCGTAAGAATATTATCTGAAGCGGTAGCAAGTCTGCCTCTTCATATTTACAGATACAACGATGATGGTGGCAAAGAAAAGGCCATTGATCACCCGTTGTATTTTTTATTGCATGACGAACCAAACCCAGAGATGACGTCCTTCGTTTTCAGAGAGACTCTGATGACGCATCTGTTACTTTGGGGGAATGCCTATGCACAGATTATAAGAAACGGTAAGGGAGAAGTGGTTGCTTTATATCCACTGATGCCAAACCGAATGACCGTGGACAGAGATGAAAACGGAAGACTTTATTATACCTACAATACTTCAAAGGAAGATGCTCCAACTATGAAAGGGAGCCTGGTCAAACTGGACAGTACGGATGTGCTCCACATTCCAGGATTAGGGTTTGATGGTCTTGTAGGATACTCGCCTATCGCAATGGCCAAGAATGCCATCGGTATGGCAATTGCCTGTGAAGAATATGGAGCCAAGTTCTTTGCTAATGGTGCTGCACCAAGTGGTGTGCTTGAACATCCTGGAACGATTAAAGACCCGGCAAGGCTCCGTGACAGTTGGACTTCAACATTTGGTGGAAGTTCCAATGCACATAAAGTAGCTGTTTTGGAAGAAGGAATGAAGTATACACCAATTTCCATATCACCGGAACAGGCACAGTTCTTGGAAACAAGAAAATTTCAAATCAATGAGATAGCTCGAATTTTCAGAGTCCCTCCTCATATGGTGGGTGACCTTGAGAAGTCGAGCTTTTCTAATATTGAGCAGCAGTCCCTGGAATTCGTGAAGTACACGCTAGACCCTTGGGTTTCCAGATGGGAACAGTCTATGATTCGTTCTCTGATTCCTACTGCTGACAAAAGCAAGTTTTTCATCAAGTTCAATGTGGACGGTCTGCTTCGTGGAGATTACCAAAGCCGAATGAATGGCTACGCAATCGGAAGACAGAACGGTTGGATGAGTGCCAACGACATCAGAGAACTTGAAGACCTTGACCGTATCCCTGCTGAACTTGGCGGTGACTTATATCTGATAAACGGAAACATGACCAAATTACAGGATGCGGGAATCTTTGCAAAAGCAGATGAGGGAAAGGAGGTAAACGCAGATGAAAACGAAGAAGTTCTGGAATTGGAAAAACCAGACGGAGACGAACGAGAGAACTCTGTTTCTGAACGGGACAATCGCAGAGGAAAGTTGGTTCGATGATGATGTGACACCACAGCTTTTCAAGGATGAACTTGAAAGCGGACAGGGTGACATCACGGTATGGATTAACTCTCCTGGAGGTGACTGCATAGCGGCAGCACAGATTTATAACATGCTCATTGAATACAAAGGCAATGTAACCATCAAGATTGATGGAATCGCTGCAAGTGCAGCATCTGTCATTGCAATGGCAGGAAACAAAGTACTGATGTCTCCGGTGTCCATGATGATGATTCACAATCCTGCAACGGGTGCCTTTGGAGATCATACAGAGTTTTCAAAGGTAATTGAGATGCTGGATGAAGTAAAAGAATCCATCATCAATGCCTATGTAATCAGAACCGGATTATCCCGTACAAAACTTGCACATCTCATGGATTCTGAAACCTGGATGAATGCCAACAAGGCCATTGAACTTGGGTTTGCGGATGATGTGATACGTGATGGCAAGAGTGAGGATACATCTGAAACAGCAGTGATGTTTTCAAGAAAAGCTGTGAACAATGCCTAATTCAATAAGGTTGCAGCAAAGGTTCAGAAAACAAAGCCAACAGTAACTG